TACCTAGTAATGTAAATTAAAAAGGGGAGCCTTTGCTCCCCTTCCTATTTACTCTAAAAGAAGTTCAGGATCTGATGTGATCTGAATCTTTCGTGGCTTTTTCTCTTCAGGAATTTCATTACGAAGTTTGACTACAAGCATACCTTGTTTTAGACTTACGTCTTCAACAATGATTGTGTCAGCAAGTGTAAAGTCTCGTTTGAAACTTCTTGCTGCAATGCCTTTATGAAGATACGTTTTTGTGTCTTCAGTATCAGTTACAACTTCAGCGCTGATACTCAATACACCATCGTGTAATTCAATATCAAAATCTTTCTCACTAAAACCGGCAACCGCGATTTCAATGAGATATGTATCATCACCTACGTTGATTAAATTGTATGGGGGATAGTTACTAGCATTATTTCCTGACCTATTCATTGCATGCATTCTATCAAAAATTCTGTCAAAACCGACAAAGAATGGGTCGTTTAAAATATCTGTAGTAAATCTACGTGTCGTAGTATTCATTTTTGTTCTCCTTTTATAAGCGAGTATGTAGTTTTGCCGTTATATAACCGGCGGTTAAAAGTAGAGACCCGTTTGGCGTCTCTACTATTATATATAATACTTTTTAGTTAAATGTCAACCGTTTTTTGAAAAAAAATTAGCCACCTGGTGTAAAGCCTTTTGGCTTAAACCAAACTTTTTGATGATGTATCCTGCCAAGAAGTTCTTGTATCTCGTGCATTTCTTCTTTTAATTTTTGTGAAGTTTCGCCTTGGGCAATAGCAAGACCTCTACGACCTGCTTTAGCTCGAAGAGCTTGTTCAATAATCTCAATATCCCTAACGTTTAACTCGAAGTTTTTATTAGGCTTCATATATATTTACTTTTTTTCAGAAACAAAAGAATACATCTCTTTTGCTTTTTCCATCAGCTCTTCCATGGAATACATTTTTGTCATTTTTTGTAATTCTTCCATTTGCATTTTACCTGCTTCAAACATTTTTTCAGCAAACTCTTTATTCATATAGTATTGCTGATCCATATAATCTTTAGCAAGTTGCAACATTTCAGAGCGAATTTCAAAAGGGTTCTTACTCATAATATCACTCATTTTATCATTTTAGCCATTGCTTCACCGGTTGCATTAGCAAACGTGGTGGTTTGTTTCATTGCTTCTTTGGTGAATTCTGTTTGTGTTTTGATGAAATCGTGTAGAGGCTTGCTCATTGTTTCATCTTTAACCCAGGTATCAACCCATGCTGTTTTTGCATTTTGAATTGAGTCGATCCATACGTTTGTTAGATAATCTGTTGAAAACATTTTATTTCTCCTTTGTGTTGTGTGTGATATACGGTAAACCGTATTTTTTATTTATTCATCTATTGGTTTAACATCTATAAAATATGATGTCTTTTCAATACATCCTGAAGCAATTATATCTTCATTCTGTAAAAGAGAAACAGCCTCAGTAGAACTTTCTAATGCTATTTCTAAATGATTGTTATCTCCTGGTTCAATTACTTGAATTCCGTTTATAAGTCGGATACCTTTATTTAGGCTTGTATTATAATTCGTATATAATTTAACAATATAACCTTCTGGAACATTAAAGCTTAGCCCAGTAGGAATAAGAATTTTTTGTTGTGGATATATTTGAATACTAGGAGTATTATTGAATTTTTTAATTGGTACTTTTACTTTTTTGTTTAAAGAATTGTAACAAAAAACTGGTTCGTTTTCATCCAAACACGCTTTAATATCAAAAAATATAGAACCTTCCGAAGGTATAGATGGTTCTTGAGCGTGTGGTTTAATTTTATTAATAATCATAATATAAAGTCCTCAAACTTATTTCTTTTTGCCTATATTATATTTTGGTTCAAGTAGCCAATTATCTTTATCTTTATGAGATAAGATTTTTATCTGACTTAAAGGTGCAACCGGTTCATCACACTTTATTGGGCTTACGATTGATAATAAATCCCATTCTTCGAGTAAGTTAATAATTGTATTACGTCTTGCCTTATCTTCATCTGTAAATGTATTTTCTTTTCCGTCCAAAATAAAAAGCTCTTTAAAATGTAATATAGCATAACTTCCTTGTTTATGTAAAATATGACAAGATTGATAGATCTTTTTTTCTTTTTTAGACGCTATGCCAATACGCGTTAATGTTTCTTTTATTTTTAGAAAGTTATCAGGATTAGGAAGCGTAATTTCAACCCCTACTCCTCGGAATAAGTCTTTCTCCATAATGATTTCACCTTTATAGTTATTATTATTGCGGTGATGCCTATAAGACCATCCGAATATTTATAATTACCCGCCTTTCTCTAATTTGTTGTGTATATGCATAAGATCTGATTTTGAAAGAGTTTTAAGATACTGTTTTGCTACTGTTCTGTTTACAGAATATACTTCTTGAATAGCATCAAGGTCTTTATTCTTTTCTGCTTTGTGCCATTTAGAAAAACGATTACGTGGTCGTAAAGATCCTAAGTAATAACGATATTGAGCATCGTTAAATAAATGAGCACGCATATTCATTTCATTTGCGTGCAATATAGTATCTTCAAAATACGAAAAGCCTCGGTTCACAATATATGGAGTATATTGTTTTTCTATTTGAGTAGGATAGTCTGAAGTTTTAATCAAATCTTTTTTATTATGAGATGCAGACTTAATAAAATCAAATGGACTAAATTCTTTTGCCATATAATTCTTCCTTCATATCCGCCATATCATCAAATATTTCTGAACATTCTTTACACATTTTTGTAGTATGTATACCGTCTGCTGAAGAATATTGCAGCGTAAACGTATTCTCTTCTGTTAGTTTGACCTTACAAAAAAAGCATTCGCTTTGCTTTTTTGCAATAAGTCTTTTCATCCATTCGCTCATTTGTAACTTGCTTCCATCATAACTTCTGTTAGAAACGCAATCATATTTATTTCAGGATCCGCGACAAAGTGTGATTTATACATATAATCCGCAAGCGTTACAATAAACCCAGGAAGACTTTTCAATTCAACTTTTTCTGTTGCAGTATCATATATAGTACGAAACATTTCAGTTGCGTCTTGATCGCTATTATCAGAACACCATTGTCTCATTCCTGTAAAGTTTTTTGTCTTTAGCATTTGGAACAATGCTTCAATAGATTCTTGTTTTATATTAACAAAGATGCCTTCATCAATATTACCAGAAGCAGCATATGATTGAAGCTCAGTGAGTACACGGCGAAAATCAGGAAAATGTTTTTCAATAACTTTTGCGACTACTTTTTTATCGTGATTTACGTTTTCAATTTCAAGAATCTGCAAAACTCGTTTAAAGAATTGTGACGCCATTTTTGGACGATCTGTTTTTTCAATTGTAAAATCAACTTCAGACAGTCGAGAACGTAGCGGTTCAATAATTCTGTTTTTAAAATTACAAGTAAAGATAAATCCACAATTTTTAGAATATTCTTCAATAAAATTGCGAAGAGCAGGTTGAACATTTGTTGCATTTAAATAATCTGCTTCGTCAAGGATTACATATTTGCGGCCTCCCGTGAAAGATACCGAAGATGCAAATGTGGAGATCTCATAACGAAGCGTATCAAGGTTTACGTTCAAAGATCCATTCTTAACGATATAATCACAACCGAGTTCTTCAAGCATTGCCTTTGCAATAGTTGTTTTTCCCATTCCTGGGCCACCTGTTAGCAAAAGATTTGGAATAGATCCGTCTGACACAAATCTTTTAAATACATCTTTTGTTTTTTGTGGGAGAATTGTATCTTCAATAGTCTTTGGTCTATATCGTTCAACCCAAAGTATTTCTTCGGTTTTTGCGTCAAGCGCCATACTATAAACTCCTGTGTAGTGTGTTAAAATGCCACCAATTAATCGGTGGCATCTTTTGTGTTTGCTTCTTCTTCTTTAACAACTTTATTTTCTTCAATAAACTTGGCAAGTTTATCTCGTACAGTACCAACTGCGGTAAGTTCATTACCTTCAATTGCGCCACGTTTAACACAAATGTCAATAATAGAAATTGCATTTGCCACATCTTGTGGATCAATATTTGTCATTATTATCCTTTCACATATGTTGATTTTGTATCTACTCCGACAAAGTAAGATACGTCGTTTCCTTTAAACAATGAAATACCTTTTGCACAAAGAGTTACTTCATAATCTTGCGGCAATAACTTAAGATTATCAGTCTTAATGATAATTGTAAATGTATCACTAGTTTCGCCAATTTCAACGCCAAACGTATCAGAAGATGGGTTTTTATTATCTACTGCACGTAAGAAACATTTTCCATCTTCGCCAACAAAAGCAATTTCTTCAAACTGTAAAACACCTGATGCTTTCATTACTGATTGTAAATCAGACCATTCAACATTTACTTTTACGTCTTCAGTTGGAATAGAAATTTGTTTCTCGGGTGCCGCATGTACCATAGAGATATCAGCATACACATATTTTGTTTTACGCTTACCTTCCGAAATGATAAAGTGTTTTTCGTGAAACTCAACATCAGGGTCCGTATATAGACTTAAAATTGATAAGAAACGTGATACGTCGTAAATAATTGCTTCTGAAGGAAATTCGTCTTCCAAATTTGCAATAGCAATCAAAGTTTTTTCAGGAGTAATAGTTCTTAAAGTTTTACCAGGTTTAATCACAATTGATTTGTTAATTGCGGCAAAACTTTTAAGGACTGTTAAGGTACGTTCAGAAAATTTCATTATATAAAGCTCCATTATTCATTGAGATAGTTTTAATTATATCACATATTTTATTGATGTCAATCATTAACGCCTAAAGGCCATCTTTTTTTTCTTTTGATAATTTTTAGAATTTGATTTCTTTGTAGCTGTAGGAGACGCGCCAATTGCAGCTATAGCTCCCATAGATCCTCTGAATATATAATTACCCACATGTTGTAATTCCATCCAAGGACACATGTGTATTTTAATTCCAATTTTTCTTGCGTTGCGACAAAAGAAATAATCCTCTGATAAATATCTTCTTGAGGTAGGATCAATTTCACAATCAAAGAAAGCTGTTATTTCATGAGACCCATCAAAAGATTCCGATCTTGTATGATCTGGCTTATATTTAAGTTCAGGATATGCTGCGGCATATTTTTCCAAAACTTCACGTGGTATCAGCATAAATCCAGTGCCTGCTTCATTTACTTCTACAGGCTCATCAAGCCTAAATTCTTTTTGACCTTGTATTGGATTAAATACATAATCGCCAGTATAAAAGTTTAAATCAAAAGGATTCTCAGCTTTGCCTTGTTCAACTGCCGCTTTTACTTTTTCCCACGAAATGGTCTTTTTAGGATAAGGACCAGTCATAACTTCGTATTGATCTGGATATGTTGTTTGAATACCCAAAAGAGAAAGAACATCGTTTGGTCTAAATCCAATATCAGAGTCAACAAACATAAGATGAGTACAATCAGATCTTATAAATTCGTCTACAACATAATTTCTTGCCCTTTGTACTAAGCTTTCATTAAAAAGATAATATACTCTTAATTCTATACCATATTGAGCACAAAGTGTTGATAAGTCATTCGTTGCTTTACAGAACAAACCTGCACATTGACCACCATACATTGGAGCTCCAAGAAAGATTTTATATTGTCTTAAATGTTCCGCTGTTATCTTGAGTTCCATTTAAATTCCTTCACTGTTAATCATTCATAATAGGTTCGTCTAGAGACATTTTGTATACCGGTGGTAGACCTTCTTCACCTAATAGTTTGCATTCTTCCGAACAATACCAAACTTTATTATTAATTATGCGTCCACACCAAGTATCTATTGCCTGAAAAGAACCATTTTCCATAGGTTCAAAAAACAAATGTTTCTTTTCACACGCCATTATAAAATGTCTAAATCGTTTTCGGCGCGATGTATTTGTTGAAAGCGTAATACGTCAGCTAAGATATCCCACGAACTATCATGCTTCTTAAATACTGTATCCCATTTTTCTTCATTTGTCAATGGTGGAAACCCATTTATTTTTGGAAAGTTTAACTTTGCGTCAATATATGTACGAGTATCTCGAACTCTCCAATATTTAAGATATTCTTCAAGATGAAGTAATTTGCCTTCAGCTTCAAATATGCGAGCAAGAATGATTGGATCGAACGTATTTGAACGACTCCACCAATAATCTATTTTAGGAGACTCAATTAAAAACTCGTGAAATTGTTTTACAAAATCTTTTACCGTAAGATCCGATTTCTTAGGAGATATGTTTGCACGCACGTCGGCAGCCTGTTCTTCCCAAAAAGCAAGAGTCGACCTATCAACTTCCCAACCATAATTTGTTACTTGATCTTTGACTGACAGTTTAAACTTTCGAGTTAAACTAATACTGTCTAAACCATATGGATTTGAAGATAGCATTCTATCCATATCAAATACCATAACAGAACAATCAATTACGGCGCAAGTTCGTGCATCCTTGCCCATTGTTTCAAAGTCAATTACTAAATGTTTGCTCATGCAAAAAATTCCTCAAGTGTTGCTCGATTTACCGTACCACGAGGATCGTTTTCAACTGTCTCTTTGTGATTGTTTTGTCTAAAGAAATTTGTATCAGATAACGGAAGTTTACCTTCAATAAATTTTAAGATTTCAGTATGAATATCACGAGATGTTGGAACAGGTACGTTCTGTGCAATATGATTCACTTTTGGCAATCCGCCAACAAGTTCAAAGTCGTGTGGGAAACCCATCATATGTAAACACTCACGAATAGTCAAAGATCTTTCGTGCACCGGATGAATTGAATCTACCATATTACGACCAATAACAGCATTCATATATTCACCAAAAACATGAACCGATCCGTCCCAAATGCCTTTACCCATTCCAAACTTTTTAATAGCGTGTTCAGACAACTTAATACCTTTTTCATCACCGATATCTTTGAACCATTGATTTGCTTCAGGCAACAAACCTTTACCATTTACATAGTTAAAGGTTGACTTTACGTTTGCCTCAATACAAAGTTCACGAGGATCGCGGTTTGTTTTCATTTTAATAAATCGCCAATAAGGTTCGGTTGCAACACCGTCATTTACAATTAAGTCTTGTTGTAATGCGTCAGACGGTACTCGATTTAAATGCTCAAGGAATGTTTCTCTATCGCGTTTATACCAACTCATAATTGGTGACGTTTCAGATTTCCATCCAATTGCAAAAGTACGATCTCGAGCTTGAGGCAAACCGTGATACTTAGTTGACGTTTTATATAATGTCAAACTATATCCTCTTTCTTTACAAATGTCAAATAGATTATGTGCTACTCCACGACCTTTGTTTGTATAAAGAGCAGGAGCATTTTCAACAACTACTGCTTTTGCTTCAAATTTATCAATACCGTCTTTAAATACTTCATACATATATTCGTTCTTTGCACAATTAGAACCTTTAACCTCTTCAGATCGGCCTGTATTCAATTGTGATAAAGCAGCACAAGGAGGAGTACCCGAGATTACATCAACTTTGTGTTTTGGCATTGGGTTTGCTTCATTGAGCACAATATACTCAAGGCCGCGTTTCTTTACGTTGTTTTGATAGTTTATGTAATGAGAATCGTTTGCTTCAAAACCATCGTATGAATATATCGCTACAGGTGGTTTTCCAAACGCTTTTTCAGCACCTAACATTTGTCCACCAATGAGTGGCACAAGTGGTGCCCAAGTTAAATTTGTCATAATTTACTCCGTTTATAATTCTATATTGGCATAATCTCTTACATACTTTTTAACTTGATTATGTAAGAAAGTACCGTCAAACAGATCGTCTTTGTCAAAGAATTGCCAAAGAACATCAAGTATCTTTTCACGCTCATCGGGATTTGCTTCAAGATAATCTATCTTTTCCCACATATCCTCAGGGCTATTTATACGTAAAATATCAGGTACGTCTAAGATCTTTTCAGTATCATAACCTGGGTGAAAGAACGGAATAATACCGTACATAATCATTTTCCAAAACTTTTGAGTTACAAAGTTTCCTGTTGGCTGATGCGGTGGAGGAATAATTGTATATTTCGTTCTAAAGAACTCATCCTCAACTTCAGCAATACGTTTTTCTTCAAACATATCAGGATATTCGTTTGTAAACTCTTCAGCCCATTTACCGTATACTTTAACATCAGTACGGCCTTTATCAATAAACCAATCACGAATAAACTTATCTCGAGATTGTCCACCATTTAAACCAATCGTAAAGAGGATGTCTTTATTAATATTCCGCCAATCTGTTTTCTTTTCGTCAAGCATAAAGATTGTTTCAATACCTGCATACGAATGATGTTCGTATACTTCTACCGGGTTCAGGCTGTTTTCGTATGAAGGAATGCGTTTTGTTTTAAACTTACCTTCGGTTTGACTCATTACAACTTTTGGTTCGTTTAGCATATCACGAGCAATAGACGGAACATATTTAGGATCACCGCACAAACCAATCCAAGGAATTTGTGTTTCATTTAATGTGTTCATAATAGGACCGT